AAATTTCCAAGAAACTCAGGTGATAATTGATTTAATTCTTTTATAGCTTTTAATCTTTGTTTTTTAGAAACCCCTTCATGTCTGGCAACAGCTAACAACTCTGAAAGCTTTGCCTTTTCATCTGAAATAGATTTTGCTGCAGTTTCATTTACAGCAGCCAACAAACTCTGTGTTTTTATAACTTCGTTAGATTCTGCGTTAAAATACACAAACGCACCAATTGCTGCAGCTATAGCAACAGCCAACAATCCAAAAGGATTAGCAGCCATAACAGCCGTAAGACTTGCAAACGCTGTTGCAAGCCCCGGCAAAACCGTTGTCATCATAAAACCCAATGCAACCAATAACGGACCAACAACCGCTGCAATACCTCCAATAATTACAATAAACTTTTTAGCTTCTGGTGATAGATCTTTAAAAGATTGCGCGAGCCTAGAAATAAATTCAGCCGCTTTTTTTATATAAGGTGCCAACTGCTCACCTAAAGAGATAGATGCACCCTCTATTGCCGACTTCATTTTTAACAACGCACCTTCTGTTGTGTTGTCCATTATCTTCGCCATGCGCTTTGCAGCACCTGCAGATCCAATAAAAGATTTTTCTAAGTCTTTAGCCTCGGCAATATTATCTGCCATTATTGCTGCAACTGTTGCACCTCTTTTTCCGAAGGCATCAAACGCTGCTTTGTTTTTATTTGTAGAATTAGAAATTTTAGCCATTGCATCTTCTAAGCTTTCACCACTACCAGCAAGATCTAAAAAAATATTTCTCAATCCTGTTCCTGCTGTACTTGCATCAACTCCCCTATCTACCAACAAGGCTAAGAAAGAAGTAGCTTCTTCTATACTAACACCTGCATTTTTAGCTACAGGAGCAAGCGCACCCATTGAAGTTTGAAATTTTTCTAAATCTAAAGCAGAACCAGAAAAAGAACTTGCCATTACATCAACAACACGCTGCATTTCTGAAGCGTCTAAACCGAACCCACGCAATGTTGACGCAGCTACTGTTGCAGAATTTGCTAGATCAGAACCTGTTGCAAGCGCAAGATCTAATGTTGCCGCTGTTACGCTAATAATTTCTTCTGGAGAAAATCCTAATTTTGAATAATTTAATTGTAATTCTGCAACTTGTGAAGATGTGTATCTTGTTGCAGCTCCTAAATCTAAAGCAGATTTTTCTAATGCTGCAAAAGACGAACCTGTTGCGCCAGATATTGCAGCAACTTTTGCCATTTGTTGTTCAAAATCTGCAAAGACTTTAGAAGACACCGCGCCAATGCCTACCAGCGGAGCAGTCACGCCAACGGTTAAATTCTTACCAACCTTTGTAAGACTTTTACCCATTTTAGCCATCTTACGACTCGCGGTTTGCATCCCTGAAGAAAACTGTGCTAAATCTGCAATAAACTTAATACTGATACTTGCTAATCCTGCCACTTATTCTTTTTTATTGGTTTGTTCTAACTTCTTTGCAATTGCTGCCTTTTCTTCTGCTGTAAAAAACTTTCTATCTTCCAGATCCTGTTCATTTTCCCATGCAAACGGCATGTATTTTTCTGGTGTTAGGCTTTTATGCTTTTTGTCTAAATGCGGTGCAATTATTGCAAACTCTAAACGCCTGTTTAATACTAGCTTTATTTTAAAATTCTCTTCTTCTTTTTTTCTATAACCAAGAACAATATTGTTAAATTCGCGTTCTGTCAAAGAATAGAAATAATTAAGTTTTAACCCTAATTCACCCATTGCCAACTGCTCTAACTCATCAAAAGTAGGATCAAAAGAAACTGCTTTTTTTGAGCTTTCTACTTTCCCCGCTTTGCTGGGTTTGCAACTGCAGGTGTTTGTGATTTTTCAAACTCTGCAATTAAACCTGACATTAATTCTGGGTTTGCTGTTATTGAATCTAAAACATCATCTGTTGTAAAATCATCTTCATGACCAGCATTTAAAACAGCAGCCTTAAATAGCATCGCCATAAAGCCCAACTGCGCAAACGTTGGATCTTCTAGGTTTTCTAGATTAAATTTCTTAACTAATTTTTCATAATCTGAAGGTTTAGTATATCCATAATGCTCAACAATTAGCCTAGTGCTACCAACTCCAAATTTTACGCTGTACTGTTTTTTATTTATTTTGATTTTCATATAGTTTGAGTTTAAAAAAAAGCGGCTAGAATCTAACCGCTTTTTTTTTGATTAAGCTGTTACACCAACTGTTGCGTCAGTTACTCGCATAGTCCAGCTGTAAGTTACCACCTCGTTAACGGTAGATTGAATCTCTACTGTTTCAAGATACGCGTTACCAGATATTGCAATGTTTCCAGAAACACCATCACCAATAGAAATAGCTTTTTTTGCTTTTGAAGCATTCCATGCATACATAGAACTTATATCTTCTTGCGCATCGCCATTGCTGTTATCTGCATAACCATTCCCAGAGAGTGAATAAGTAATTTTACCAGGGTTTACAGAATGCTCTACATCTTTTGATGCGAGTTCTTGAAACTCTGTTGTTTGTCCATAAGAAAAATCTATCTCATGATAAATTGTTTTTGTGTCGACTGTTACCCTTAACAGGCTTCCTTTAATGTCAAATGCCATAATTTTACTTTTTTTTGTTACTTTTTAATTTTACTTTTTAATGTTAAATATTTGCTGGGTATAAATTTGCTCCTGTTCTGTAAAAAAACTTTCTGCGCTTTCATAGCTATAAAAATTTGAAGACGCACCAAAGGCCGCTTCCACCTGATCTGCAATTGTTACACTTAGCGTGTATGAAGGAGCCCATGAATTTACAGTTACTCTAAACTGACGAACACCGCCTTTTGTTTCTGCTGCAATAAATTTAATTTCATAGGTAACAAATTTGCTGCCGTCTATTTTCTCAGCAATAAGAGGCCTTACTCCTAAATGATTTCTAGATAAGTAGGCAACCAGATTCGGGTAATATCTTAAATCTGACCAAACTGTATTTGCTATTTCTGCTAACATTTACGAACTCAATTTATTTATTTGCTTTTGTATGTATCTTTCCATTCTTTTTTCTGCATCTGCAGAAATCAACCCTTTTGTTTGATCATAGGCTTTATCAATAAAAGCATTAGATTTAATTTTCTTTGTGCCTCTTATAACAAACTGCCTTAAATACCAACCATCTGCCTTTCTAGTACTTTTAGGGCTTACATAAACAGTGGGATTTCTTGACCTTCTCATTGTCTTTTTGCCGATACTTTTTTTACCTGTTCCTGGCATAACCCAAGTACCAAAAGACTGCCCTTTTCTTTTTTGAACGTGTGGCTTCTTACTTACAGGTGCCAACTGTTTTGCAACTTTTACTGTAGGATTTGCAATTTGACCTAGTATTTTTTCTACTTCTCTACGCTTTACTTTATCATTAGCTAAAGATTTAATCTTTGACTTTAAGACATCAAAACCTTTAATTTCTACTAATGATTTACTCACGCCTTACGGTATTTATTTGCAAATATTGCTTTGGCACTTTCTGATCTACGGAAACAATATTATATTCTAACCCATCAGAATCTTGCACCAGCATTTCTGCAGCTTTTCCTTTTATTAATTGTTTATCATATCTAACAATAAAAGAGGAAGTAAGAATTGACCTAACCCTGCCCTCTTCATCTTCTACAGCACTATTTTCTATATAGTTAGCCCAGCACGATTTTAATACAAGCCAGTTTGGCAATGATTCGCCATTTAGAATTGAGTTATACGAGTTTTCATGAAGAATAGAAATTCTGTCTTTTAACTCACCTATATAAACCTTGTCTTTCAATTAGTATCGCCTGTATGATTGCAACAGATTTTCTGAAGCTGTTTTTTTGTCTTTTACTGTGTCTTGCCTGCCTTCATTATAACTTGAAGCAATTAATAAAATAGCTACAATTATATCTTTTGGAACTTTTTTATTTGGATATCCAACAGTTACTTCTAATGTTATGGCAGCAGGATTAAATAACATTATCTCTGGCAACTCATAATCTTCATTAAATACAACTGAAGTTTGATACTCATCTGTTGTTTGCAATGAATAATCTGTTGATGGTACAGTTTCAACTGAGCCGTCTTTTTTTCTGTATGTAAAAGCATCTACAGATCTGATAATTTGCTTAGAAAATGTAAGCACATCGGCAAAATCCTTTCCTGTTATTCTAAACTTTTTTTCTGAAATCTCAGAGTTTATAAAGTTTTCAGCTTTTACAATTGCAGCATCAATGTACGCTTCAATCAAATCATCTTCTAAATGAGCCGCATCAGGATCATCAAAACGCATTTGCTTCTTTGCCTTTTGCAAACTTACTATACTAGGTGAATAATGATTTAAATTTTGTACAAATGCCATCTTTTATTTTTTTGGTTTAATAACAAACTCTGCATACTTACTCTCTACAAGCTCTTCTGCAAATGCTTTTGAATACTCTACAACATCGCCAGGACTTGCCGACAAAAACCACTTGCCAGCTACAGGCTCTAATATTCTTACTTTTAATTTTTTTACTGCTGCCATTTTAATTTTTTTAAAAAAAAGCCTTTGCCATTACAACAAAGGCTTTTCAAATCAACTCAAAATTACTATGAAAAACAAACTATGATAATGTCATTACTTTGTTAACTGCAAACGCTTTTTCATTTGAAACGGCAACATCTGAATACCCTTCAATAATTAATCTAACATTTGAGTTAGCTGCTTGGGTGTATGGATCTACCATGATAGACACAGAACCCCAATAACCAACGGTTAACTGATTCCAATCACCAAATATTATTGGGTGTTTGTTTGTGTCTAAAGTTGGTACCAATGTTGAAGTCATATAGTTGTAGCCATTTAACTCTTTACCATCTGTTAAGAAAACACCAGAACCAGAATCTATTTTTGTAGTTTTTAATGCTGATCTTAATTTTGTATCTGATAAATAACCTCTATTAACTGATCCAGCATCTGCATCGTCAATTAATCCTTCTAACGCTACTATTGTTTCATAAGTACCAACACCTGCTGTTGTGTTTACATTTGTAGTTATTAAATTTAACAACCCATTTGGCGCAGAACCTCCTGCACCATTAATTGCGTTTTCCAATACTGCATTTCCGTATGCAATATTAATTTGCTCAATAATGTATGCTTCAATATCAAAAGAAGTTTGTGCTAGCAATTTCTTAGAAATATCTACAACACCAGCGCAACGCTTTGGCTTTAATGTAGGACCAGCAAAACTAACATCTGTTGGAGAAACTGCTGCATTTTCTGCGGCATAACTAAAGCTAAAAGCCCCAGAAGTAGGTAATGGAACATCACCAACTAATCCAGACATAACATTTACACCTAGAGCCTCTAAAGCCATAGTTGGCTGCAATGGTCTTACTAACTCAGGAGTAGATGCAACTAACGCACCACCTTTTGCCCCTGAATTACCATCTACAGATTGATTTCTGTTTTGCATTGGCAAAGAAATTACTAAACCATCTCTAGTTTCTAAACCCTGCGCACGCATTTCTGTTTGCGTTTGC